AGGTTCAATTGGTAAAACAGGAGCTTGCGGTATCGGAAACGGTGGTCTTGATGGTCTTATTGGTGGTGCGATAGGCTCAATACGAGCTACAGGATCTCTTGATAAATTTTCTACTAAGCCTCTGTTTCTAAATATTCTGTCTAAAAATGCCATAATTAACTTACTTTTTCTTGATAATCTTCAAAAAATTTCATCAACATGTCGTTGTTTTTGAAACCTTGTTCTCTGTCTGGTTTACCAGTTGGGAAAATAGTCAGACTATCTTTGTTTTTTTCTATTTTAAAACCGCCAAGTCCTTTATTTGCAGCTGCAGTCATAACAAACTCACCATCACTTAACATAGCTGGTATATCATCACTTGTTTCGGTACCAGGTCCCTCAGACGGGCCACCCATACGCATATCTAATTCACGAAATCCCATACCACCACCATAAGACATGCCTGGTCTTACACCAACATCAAAACCTTGAAATACTTGCTGTGGCATCAAATCTGGTCTAGTAGATAATCGTACATCACGTAAACCACCTTCAGTTTTTTCTGCAGCCTCTTTAGTTGCTTTTCCGTAAAGAGCAGCGAGCAAAGCAATACCACCAGCTCCACCTAATCCTAGGCCACCTCCTGTGTCTGTGCCTGTTTGTTGTCCAAATATAGGTTGTGAGTCATCACCTAAAAATCTTTTTCTTAACATTGGTCCAAAAGGCATATTTAAAGGTCCTCTTTCTAATGGTACATTTACTCCTGGTATAGCTATAGTATCACCAGCCACAATCGCGTTTGGATCTGTTATTGATGGATTTGCTTGTAAAAGTTGATCTACAGATACATTATTTGCTGCAGCAATACTACTTAAAGTATCCCCTTGTTGAATGGTTTGTTGTGTAGGTTGATTACCCCCAAATAAATTTCTACCAAAACCAGCTAGACCTCCTCTTACAGCCGCAGCCGTATCAAGTATACCTTTACCGCCTAATAATTTTGATCCAAGTCCTGCTTTAATTCCTAATTTTGAACCCACTGCACTTAAACCTTTTCCTAAAGCACCGCCAACTCCAGGTATTAGTAAGGCTCCTGCTACTGGCAACACTTTTTTTGCTATTTTTTTAACTTTTTTAAATAGTTTTTTTATAAAAAATTCTTGTAAGCCTGTTCTGGGGTTTATCGAGGGATTACCGCCTACTATATATTGATTAGGGTCCATACCTTGATTGAGCATGTCCTCTTCTATCATCATTCGTGTTACTGGAGAAATTACTGGCGGTACTATCATTTCCCCTGTTGCAACGTGGGCTATTTGATCATCTTCAAATCTACCCATACTTGCTAATTTTTGTATATTGTCTTCCATAGCTTGTTTACTAAGTTGTTTGCAGATACTTAAAGTATCTATTATTTACCAAAATTAGCAAGTTTTATAGACGTAGCACCATTATTCTTAACAGTTACCTTGCCTACTGCACTTGTTGCTTCTAGACCATCATCTACAAGTCTTGTTCCAATATCTACCCATTTATTACCAGTATATACCTGTAATACTTCTAGCGTTGTATTCCAAATAATACTACCAGCATTAAAATTAATAGTATTTATCTCATTTTCGCTTACTTGACGCGTATTGTCTAGGTCAACTGAACCTAAATTTATTTCAAGTAATCTAATTAGACGGTTAAATGTAGCTGGTGTTACCTCCGTTTGTGCTATCGGAAGCTGAGTCTGTAATAACTTACTCATCTTTTACCGTCAGTTTTTATATCTATCCTTGTCGCTCCTAAACGCCATCCTATCGATAAATTACCGTTGTTTGTAGCATCATCATTACTTTCAATACGTAAGGCCATTTGTCTAGCTCTAGCTCTAATATGCGATTGTTGGGTAGTAGCACTTATTTCATTAGTAGAATTTGTAGACAAACTATCACCAGGAAAATTTCTTGTTTTAACAACTACATTTACAGAGCCGTTATTAGGATCAGATATAAATTTAAAGTCAGGTATTATTCTTCTTGCAAAAGCAAACTTTTCACCATCATCTAAGTCAAAGTCACTACTTTCAATAAAAACACCAGTCATAGGAGAACCATCATCATCAAAGCCAGTTTCATGCTTATATAATAAATTTGATCCTGTGGCTCTTGGATAATTTTCTGTTCCTGCATCTAACCAAGCTGTTCTAACTAATTCTCCGTAAAACCATAAATCTTCAGAATAGTTATATATTACGTATCTATCTATTTCTGAAGAAGAGCTTGAACAATAAAACCAACCAACCTCATTTTTATCTTTTATAGTAAAAGCATGTATTTTAAATGATTGTGTTAAATTAATGTCACCAAAAACATAATTTTGTACCGAGCAAGGTAATGTATTAACTGAGCCGTTATAATAATAAAAATTATTGTAACTCATAAAATATACCGCAGATGGTGTAGTTACTGCTGCTTTTGGTCCAACCAATCCTGTACCCTCGTTTATGAGATTAACCGCAAATGTAAATGGTGGTCCTACAAACTGCATACTATATAAAGCGGTATCAGTCCAAATTAGAACTTCTTGTCTTGTTTTTACACCACCTATTATTGAAGAACCAGAGGATAATCTTAAAGAGCCTGCGGTATTAGTTGATAAAGGTTCAAATTCTAATTCGTTTTCTTGATCACTAAAAGCAATTAACATAGGATCAATAACACCTGTTCTAGAGGTTCCTGAGATTGGATCGGCTCCTAATACTATTAAATGTCTATCTACTTCAGACGTAATTACTTGCAATCCAACTGTCGGCACTAAATTTGCCCCTGATATACTTGATAACTCTACAGCTCTAGTACCCACGCCATTATTTTCAGTCCATTTAAAAATACCACCTGCTCTAGCATTAATTATTAAGTCTTCTCCGTAATTGTCATGTGTCCAAAGACGAAGCTGATTATTAGCATCCAAAGCACTTGTACTGCCAAATGTACCTTCACCCCAACCATTAATGCCCCATCCTGTACCTGGTATATATACATCTAATCCTACACTTATTTGATAAGCACCGACTACTGAAGAGCCACCATTACCACTGTCTGAAGAGTTAGCTGTTACAGTTGCACCAGAGGTATCTTTAGCTTCTATTGTATAACTATTAGCATTTACCACTGTTGCTATTTGATATTCTTGATTTAATACGGCAGCTGTTATGTTACCACCTAAACTAGATGCACCACTAAATGTTACAAAATCATTTTTTACGGCCCCGTGTGAAGTATCTGCAACGGTTATAGTTGCATCCCCATTAGTTGCGGAAAAAGTCACATCTCCTGCAGATGTAGTTGACCGTATTGGCGTAATATCATTAAATACTGTACCACTTTCAATATAATATTTTAAATGTGTACCTATGCCTAAATACTTTGTACCTCCTAAAGATATAAAACTATGTAGTGCTCTTGCTGTTCCTAAATAAGTTGATGATGTAATTTTTTCCCAACCACCAAACTTTTCAGGTCTACCTTTTCTAAACCTAACAAGGTTGCAATCAAACCAGCCCCCCTCGTTATCATAAGCAGTGCCCTCTCTATTTATGCCTGGTCTGAATATTGTTTTTTGTAACGGCATCTATACCTCAGTCCAATCCTTACCTTCAAAAAGCAACGCCTCTGCCTCTCTCCTTCTTACAAGACCCTCTAATACTTGCTTTTCACCATTTACTGTTGCTTTATTCCAGCGTTTTATTTGTTCTGGCACCTCATCCCACTCTTTGTTATTAATTTTTTTCAAAAGTGTACTCGCAGATAAGTTTGATGCACCAAGATTAAATGTCCAAGCAATAATTGAGTCAAACTGATTTTGCTCTAAATCTACTTTTACTAAATTATTTACAGACTCTTCAAACTCCTCAAGATCTTCTAACAATAACATATCTGCTCTTTCTTGAGATATTGACATGCCCTCTGTCACACCTTTAGTTGAACCAAATCCAATTGTCCAAACTGAGGCTGCACATAAATAAGATTCTAATTTACATCCCTCAAATTTTTTAATTAGGGCTACTCCTTCTTGTGATGTTTTCATTTTAATCTCCTTTTTCTGGCGAGTGAGATGCTCCAAAATAAAACGAAATAATTGCACTTGCTAGTCCTCCTAAGTATCCCAACACAAGGTTTATTAAAGCTTCGCTGTTTTGTTCTGGTGGTTGTAATGTCACTAAAAATATGTATCCAAGAAAACCACCTATGGTAAACAAACCTATAATTCTAGCTGTCCAATCTTTACTAAACATACCTCTAGCATGTTGTTTGTCTTGTGTTTCTAATTGAAATACATCTACATCTAGCTCTTTCATTTGAACTTCAAACTCTTGTTCTGCTTTTTTTAGCTCTAGCATTTGCTCTGGTGTGGCGTTTTGCATGGCCTGTTGTATAGATTTTTGATCATTAGATACACCAAGAACTTGTGCTATTTTACCCATAGCCATGTTACCTAATGGGCCGCCCATAGCTGATCCTAAAGTTGGAGCAACCGCACCTACTATATTTTTTAGTATAGCTTTCATATTAAAAACCTCGTTAAAACTGCAATACCTATAGCACCAATAAAACCAAAGACCCCAAAGGTTGCAGCTTTGATAGTTGAATTTATGTAGGTGATTTCTTGTTTTATGTCAGAAAACTCATTAAATGCAGTTTTCCAACGCTCGTGTGATATAGTTTCAAGCTTAGTAAGTCTTTCTGCTACGTCATTTACTGTCATTTTTTTATCCATCATCTTGTAACGTATATATTTTAATCGGTTTTTCTTTACCTTTTACAAAAATACTTTCAAGTTCCTTAAGTATTATTTGATCACTAAAGGCACTTGAACTGATAGTATCATAACCTATAACAATATCTTCTCCAACTTCCTTGGTTGAGCTTTCAAGCCTTGCAGCTAAATTTACAGCATCCCCTATAGCAGAGTAATCAAACCTAGTATCGCTACCCATATTGCCTACAACAGCATATCCAGTATTAATACCTACACCAATTTCAACTCCTAAATTAGCCATCTTTACTTTATCTTGAATTTCTTTTGCACAAAGAACAGCTGCGGTTTCATGATCTGGCACATCCACTGGAGCGTTAAATATGGCCATCATAGCGTCACCTATATATTTATCTACCATACCGTCATAAAACTTAACGGTATCTGCTTGTATAGTAAGAACTTTATTCATTATCTTTGTAACCTCTTCAGGTTCTAATTTTTCTGACAAAGCCGTAAACCCTCTTACATCAGTAAAAAGAAAGGTACAATATCGCCTTTCTCCACCAAGCACTAAAGAATCTGGATTATCTTGTAATTTTTTAACTTGTCTAGGATCAAGATAATGTTCAAACTGTTTTTTAATTTGTTGTCTAAGTTTGTATTGTTGTCTAAATCTTAAGT